CTAAATACACAAATTGGTTTTTTATCCTTCCATAATTTATCATAATTAATATTATTAATATATGGATTTTTACAGCTACCCGGATATATATTCTTGGTAATTCTTAACATATCATCTTCTGTTGGTACAGGTATATCATAATAGTTTTTATTTCCTGACTGTGATAAAATCGGAGTATATATGTCATGTCTGTATTCTTTTTCAATCTTTTTATCAGGAAATATTTGTTCATAAGGTTCTGAATTATCGTGTTTTAGGATGGGGAAATCTCTTGGATTGAAGAAAAAATCAACATCATCTATTTTAATATCATATTCATTTATATATTTTATAAATCCAATTAAAAAATATTTAAATGGTATAATAGTTTTATCACCTTCTGATATATAACCCTGAAAAGGTTTTTTCAATCCACGAAAATCTGTTTTAAATATGCAATTATTTGCATACCATCTAGTTGGATCAGTTACATTAAAATGTTTTCCCTTAATTTCTTTAAATAATTTTTTATTAGATTTTTCTAATAGATCAGACCAATCATTTACATAGTTAATATTACTAAATGGTAAAAGTACATCTAATTTATTATTTCGAATTGATACATAAATACCTTTCTTTAATTTATTAAATATATAATCAAATGTATTATATGTTGAATCTATATTATATCCATTAAATATTTTTGGTATATTATTCTCATCTGATATACTATTTTTTGGATAACTTAATAATCTGGTTTTAAAATAACCATATTTTTGAAATTGAATATCATCACCTGCATGAAAATATATTTGATTAAATATTACATATTTGGGATTCGTACTTATTTTTATTAAATATTCTTTGTATTCTTTTGGGTCTCTAATTGTCTTTAATTTTTCCCAAGATATAGATTTCAAACATTCATCTTCTTCACCTTGATTAAATTTATCTTTTCTTTTTTGTTTTGGTATTTGTAATAATTGGTCTAATACTTTTTCTGGGTTTTCTATTTCTTCTACATCAATATTAGATAATAGTTCTTTCCATTTGGGTGTAATTTTAATAGAATTTCTATTGTTTGGATTATATATTATAATAGAACCATATATTTGTTGACATTTTTTAAGCCACGGATGGCCTGGTACATTTTGTAAATTACGTAATACAAGGTTCCATTCAGATTTAAATTTATTATCATAATTAATATTTTTTATATAATCGTTTTTAGTTAAAATATCATTTTTCTTAAAATGAATTAAAAACCTACTTATTAATAGGTCAGAACTTTTATCAAATTTTTCTTTAATTTCTGTATCACATATTTCCTTTATTTCTTTTTCATCTTCTTTATCTTTCTTAATAATTTTCTGTTCAATTATATCTCCATCAATATCTACTTTAGGTTTACTTGTTCTTAATATAATACTGATAGAATCAGATATTTCTTTTAATTCAATTGATATTTCCTGTAATTTTATTGTTGACTTAATATATTCTTTTTTTAATTCTATCTTCTTTGAATCATCATTTTCTTTATTAAATAGATATAATAATTTTTCACAATCTTTATATAATTCAGTTCTTTTACGAATTGATTTTTCACAATCTTCATTTTTTTCTTTAATATTATTCATATCTGCAAATAATTTTTCAAGATTATGTTTTGATTCCAAATATTCTTTCTGTCGATCTTCATATTCTTTAATATCTATATTGATATATTTTGATAATACATCAAAATTAATATTATTATTTATTTTATCATTTAATATTTTTAATTCATCAATATAATTAATATATTTAGGTAGTAATATAGTAAATTGAACACCGCATTTATTTTTGGTACCTAAATTACCACATGTATATATTAATTGCACACCTTCATTAGTTAATTGACTTATAAATTGTTTATTATTTTTACATTTATCGCATTTAGAAAATTTTCCATTCTTAGATATCAATAAATCATTATAATAATTTGTTAAATATTCATAATATTCATCATTCATTTACTATTATATTTATAATAATAATATTATTTATATGTAATCATTATTTCTAATAATTATGCATAAGTATATGATTATACCAATGACTAATAATACCAACCAAAATGGATAAATTGTTTTATCTTTAGTTAATCCAAATTGTTTAAATGTTCTTTTTTCATCAAACATAATAGCGGGTTTTAAATAATATATAGCAAAGCAAATAATTACGAATATAATTAGCGTCATCTTAATATTATCATCAAATTTCATTATATATTTATTATATATAAATATTAAAAAAATTAAAAAAATACTAAATTATTGTCTTTTCTGTCCACCTCTGATCGCACTTAAAATACCAATGCTAGTTCCATATAATACGATGAATGCAAACATTAAGAATGGGAAGAATAATACAATCCAAGCAACTCTGTCTAATTTATTGTCACATAGTACTTGTAATAAGTAACCATATAATACAAGCATGACTATTTTGACAGCTAATGCCATGTAAGCATTTTGTATTGCATCTGTTCTATACATATAATTAGTTATATCAATCGTTTTAATATTCGCTTTAGTGAACATATTAATTAAGTAAATTATTACGCTAATTACGGCAAGAACCATAAATACTTGACTGGGGGCACAAATCATTTTCATCTTTTTATAATATATTAAACATTTTATTTTCAATTTAATTCATAAAATAATTTCAATTTAATTCAAAATTCATCCAAATGTATTCTCACTTGAATATATAATATATAAAAATCCATCCTCATGTTTTTCTTCTTCATATATATCAATTAAATTTTTATTACTTTGACTTAATTTATTATTGATTGTTATAAATAATGCCTCGGATGATGATATTGTTAAATTTTTTCGAATTATATAAACAAATTGTGACAAAACCATATCTTTAGGAACTAAATATTTACTTTTTTTTAAGTCCGGTAATAATGATATCTTGTCTTTATTAACAATAATTGGGATTCTATCTGGATATTTATTTAATATTCTCTGTGATTCTTTTTTATTTTTTAATATTTGCTGCTCCATTATTATTTAAATACATATTAATTTAATTATAAAATGAAAGTGATATTAATTAAAGTTGACAGTTCTATGGAAGAGATTAATGTGGACGATATAAATATATTATCAACTAGCAATGATATACAATTATTATATTATTGGAATTATAATAATTGGGTTATTAATTGTTATGGAAACTATATTAATAATAATTCAATTATAAGTAATCACAAGCTACCTGCAGGTGGAATATCCAATGTAATTAATGATGATTCATATACATATGATATATATGGAAATATATATCTGGCTTGTTTTCAAAATAATAAATTAATTAATTATTATATATCGGAATATGGTAATTTTCATTACATAATGAATGAAACATATAATATATATGATATTGATGATATAAGTGATGAAGAAGTAATCGTAAAAGATAATATAATAGATAAAACTATATTACATGATATAAATAAGAGTGTAGATAACTATAATTCATCAGATGAATTAGAAATAGATGATAATATATATTAATTATTTAAAAATTTGAATATATATATAATATAAATTAATCAAATAATGTCATTTTCAAATGAAGTAGATCTCAAACGAATTAAAGTTGTATTAATATTAAATAATATTATTAATGATAAAAAAATATCTCAAATAATTGAAAAAGATATATATAATTCAATAATTAAATTAGCAAAACAGAAAAATATAGCAAGAAATTGGTCGAATCCGATCTTTATTAATTTATATTTATCTAAGATTAGATCGATTTATTCAAACTTGGATAAAGATAGTTATATTCAAAATAAGACATTTTTAGATAAAATTAAAAATAAAGAAATAGATATCAATCATATATCAGAAATAAGTGTGTATGATATGTTTCCCGATAATTGGAAATATATATTAGAACAAAAATCTAAAAGAGATAAACTTATATATTCAATTAAACCCGAGGCAATGACAGATACATTTAAATGCAGAAAATGCGGTTCAAGATCTACATCGTATTATGAAGTTCAAACAAGAAGTGCTGATGAACCTATGACGCAATTCATTACGTGTTTAGATTGTGGAACTAGATGGAAACAATAATTATATACTTGGGATATATTGCCAATCTAATTCTATACATATATTTTTCCATATTTTATCTTGTTGTTGTAATTTTTCTCTACTTTTTAATAAAGGGAAATATTTCAAAAAATCATCCAATTCTAATAATTGACAAAATTTATGCAATACATATGAATATGACAGAAAATTTTTTCTGTATACAGGACAATGTTTCATAAATGGATTTTGTATATCTTTAAACATACTTCTTAATATTTCTTCACTATGTAATGATAATAGTGGTGCAGTTCTACCTGTAATAATATTTGATATATTTGGTATATGTTCATAATATTTACTAAGTTTTAATTTTTTTAATATATCTCGCACTTGCTTATTTGTTATATTTTTAATATTTATATTAATATTTTTCTTTAATTCATCTGATACTTTATGATAAATCTCATTAGGTATATCTGTTGTTTCTTTTGCTTGAAATTGAGCCAACCATTCATTAAAATGATTAATTCGCTTGTATGAAAAATAACTTATTTCTCTAGGTATTTCTTTATTAAATGATTTCTCATTATTTATTAATATAATATCAGTATAACCACAATGTTTACAAAAAATTTCACTTTCTTTTGATTTATATAACATGTTATTATTGCAATTCACACAAATATGAATATTATCTTCAATGTCTTCAAAATTTTTATTTAAAAATTCATCATTTATATTAGATAAATATTTAGACAATATATCTTCTTTATATACCACAGTTTCTTCAGCTACATCATCCAATTTATCATTTTTATCTGTAAAAAAATCTAATATATTTTTTGTAGTTGATTTACTATTTGATTTACTAATACATTTATTGATATAATAATCATTTAATAATAAACCATTATCTAAATAATATGAATTAATATTATTTTTTAATTTTTTTTTTTTTTTTTGAATATCATCTGAATTATTTTCATCTATTATTTGTTTATTTAAAACATCTGAATCATCCTTATATTTTTGTAATATATCACTATGAATAACATCTAATGTAATTCTTGAATCACTATGGCATTTTTTCAATGGTTTATCTCGAATAGACATTATATT